GGGGTAACTCTTTACTGTATTAATAATCAATCTAGGATCACCATTAGCGATCCTGCGAATTTCATTTTCAAGTCTAAATTGAGTTTGAGCATCATTTGGTTCAAAAATAAAGCTCCATATGATAGAACCATATCCAGGATTACCAACTTTTTGTCCTTGTTGAATGTTTAACGCATTGATAAAGTCTCTGACTACTAATGCTTCATCTACCAAACGATACTTTTTACCCGGGATAGTTGGCTGTAGTACCCCACCCGTACCACCGTCAATACCTGTACTGACGTTAGTTGTTTTTGGCTCATTAGCCCCAATTGTCGAGAATCCTATATATGTTGGCATATTTTATCCTATACAATATTTATGCTACTGTATTTAGAGCAGCCAATTCATCCGACAACGCAAGCCATTTGTTTCTTAATTCATTAATCTGTGGATCACCGGCTGGAAGTTCATTCTTAGCTTTGGTGAATGCTAGTCTAGCCTCTCTGACTTCTGCAACTTTAGCAAACACTTTTTCGGTTAATTCTCTCTGTTCTTCTGCCTTGTTAGCAAGTGCTTGTGTTCCTGCAGTTTCTCCGGTCGTTGCAGGATTGCCGCTGTAGTTTGGTGTAGGTATTTTATTGCTACCAAATACACTAGCTAGCTGTGTTGATAAGGCTGTGCGTGTAGCATCAGTATTGGCACCTACTGTAGGTAATGTTATTGGAACTGCACCACCTGAACTTAATGACGCTATTGAAGAATTAAGTTTTGCTGCCAATGCAGGGCTTAGTCCAACACTTGCTAATGCTTGTAATGATGCACCGGGTAGTTTTAGTTTGTTTATTAAAGTGCTTGCACCACCAGTTAAACTACCTGTGCTAATAGAAGAAGTGACTTGTGATATTGCTCCAGTGATATTTCCTGCTCCAGGTATAGAATTTACCGCACCTTTGGCGTTATCTATTATATTTGATACTGCACTTTGTGCTCCGGGTAATCCACTTAGTCCAGTTGACGCACTTGCTGGTAGTGTTGCTCTAACTGCACTTACTGCATTTTCTGCGGCTGATACCAAATTAGTAGATGCTCCTAAACCAGTAGTAACTGCTGTTGTAACACTTGCTAGTCCGTTAGTGGCTGATGAAGCTACACCTGAGGCAATACTTGCGGCATCTATTCCTGAAGTTGAGGCGGCTGTTTTTAATACTCCTGCCACATCACTTGCTTCTGTGCCAGATGCTTGTACCTCTGCTGTTGCTTTATCCGCAATTTGTTTTAAGTTTTGCGGTACACCTGCTTTAAGAGTTGGGAATCCTCTAGTAATTGCGGCAAATGCACTACCAGCAACACCTTTAGCACTATCTAATAATCCACTTAGTCCACCACCTAGTTTTGTTAACCCACCCAATGATGTTGCAATAGAACCTAATCCACCTGTTACGACTGAAGTTAAGTTGGCTGCAAAATTACCAGAAGATATTGCACCGGTTACACTACCTAACATTGTGTTGACTGCACCACCTGCCCTACCTACTATTCCAGAAACTCCTCCACCAGTCAATGCACCTGATGCTGTCTTTAGATAATTAACCGTGCTTGCTAAACCAACACTGGCAGTAGCAGTAACTAGTCCTGCAATTTGACCAGATGCTTCGTTACCTGTTATAACACCCGCTTGTGTAAGTTGTGTTTGTGCTTGTTGCAAATTAGAAACTTGTGCTTTAACTTGTGCTGTAGGATTATTAATATAATTTGCTATATTTTCTGCACCAGGCAATCCTGCAAAGATAGCTGGTGGCATTGATTGTTCAATTGTTTTTCCTGAGCTAATCAATGAAGTAACTAATGCGGCTGATCCCGGTTTAATTACACCAGCTTTTTCTAATTGTTGAGGTGATTGTGCCATTTTTCCTATGACTGCGGTACCATCTACCACTCCTGCTCCCAATTTAACTGCGGCAGCGGCTTTGCCTGTCTGCGCCATTGTTGCAACTTGACCAACCATACCAGTCGTAGTATTTTTATCTAATGCTTTGCTAATTGCACCGGTAACAGGTACGGTTGATGCTACACTAGGTGCAACTGGTGCATTAGGTGTACTTGGTACAGAAGCATTTGCGGCTGCCACAGCCGATGAAGGTGCGCTTGGGAAGTTTGCACTAGCGTTGTTATCTACTTTTACATCAACACCTTGATTTGCACTAGCCCACGGACTGTGTGCAGGTGCTCTACTTACAATGCTTATCAATGCACCGGGTGCAGCCGCCCATCCTTTTGTAGCGTCATATAGTGTATCAGTATGTGCTACTCTTGTAAGTGGTTTAACTACCTGAGGAACTGTACCCGATGAACCTGTATTTAAATTAATCTTACTACCATTAATATATGTTGCACTTTGACTTGCAAAACTAGCTTCTCCTGAAGATTTAAAACTCATTTGATAATCAGTTTTTAATGTATACTTGCCTAAAGTATAGGTTGAGAAATCTGTCCCTACTTTGATTTCCATTTTATTATCAGTTTCAATATTGATATTTTCTGCTGAAATTTTTAAATCTTTTTTAGCATTAATGTTGATGTTATTATCAGCGTGTAGGTTTAAATCACCCTGTGTTCTAATGTTAACTGAGTTAGTAGCGTACATATCAATTGTACCTTCTTTACCCAACTCTATCCAACTTTGTCCGTTAGCGTGAATGATGAATAAGCATTGCCCATCATCACTCATTAATATTTGATGTCCTAAACTACTACGCAATCTTACTAATTGGTCTCTGCCTAATAAGTCACCATCATCCATTACAATGCTATGACCAACTCTACGTGAAGTTATTTTTAAACTACTTTGTTGTCCTGTTCCAGTTGCGGCATCTGCAATCGTTTCATCTGTAAAGCCCCCTTCATAGATAGGTCTACCGGGAGTATTAACTCCCCAACCAACACGACTAGGACTTTCACGTTGACTACTAGTTCCTATAGTACCACGTATTGTATCTCTTATTAAACCTTGTTGATTTAATACGCCTGCAAGATAACTGTTAACTGGTTTAGGTTCATTATAAAAAGCAGGACTATTATTGATTGCGTCATTATTAGTATTGATGTTAGTTACTGGAAGTTTCTTTGCACCACCGTAACTATTTGCTTCACTAGGATTTAATACAGCAGTTTCAGTTGATCCGTTAGCTGGCACCATATACAGTGCTTCTGGTTCTGGTACACAACCAATCCAATATCCATAATTAGGGTCACCATTGATAAAAATACATATAACAGTTGTGCCTATATCCGGCGGGCTACTCCACACACCATAACTAATTGGATTTTGTAAATATGTTCCGTATCCTGTCTTATCTCCTGTACCTTCAGTCAATCCATATAATGAAGTCATATAGTTAACTGTTACCCAACTGTTGGCATCATCTGGATCTGTACCGCCCATATCACTAAGATATACACGTAATCTACCTGAACGAATAGGATCGATATTATCTTTTACTACTCCAAATAAAGGTACCGGACTAACTACTGCACCACCTGCACCTAGTTTGTTGTTGCTTGTTGCGCCTTTGGGTTTAAAGATATTATTTGCCATTATGCACCTTCACCTGGTCTTGAACCAGTAAGTAATGTTGTGTCCTGTGTTTCTCTACCTGCGTCCGGATTTTGCGAGTTAACAATACCATTTTGTGTTTTACCTGCACTTTGAACGCTATCGTCATTTGCTACACCTTGATTTGTGCTTTCTGTTGTAGTTGTAGTTGGAGTATCGGCATAGTCATATGATAAATTTTCTGCCAGTTGAATTGATGCTTGGAGAGCGACTGCCTCATCTACACCAGTTGCATCATCTTGCGTAAACCCAGTTGATGCCGAGGTGCTACTTCCACTACTTGGTGTGGCGCCGACACCTCCCTCACTTGTACTTGTTCTAACATCAGAGCTTGACAGGTCTATTCTTCTAGGATCAGTTGCCGCAAATGTTGCCCTTGCATTGGCAGCAGTTTCAGTAGTTAATGCTACACCAGTTCTTGCGGCAGCCGCATCTGTTATATTTGCTCTTCCACCAAGTGCCGCGGCAGGTGTTCCTACTACGCCAGGGAAATCATTGATACAACAATTTATTGTTTGCTCAAACTTACCACCTCTAAAATTATGGTCTATATCAATAACCATATAGCTAATACCTTTAATCTTATTAGCTACTGCGGCAGGGTAATTCCAAAAGTATATAGATTCATTGATGCTTAATAATCCATCACTATTCTTATAGTCAATGGCTTCCTTAAAATCAATTTCGATAAACACTTGTCCACCATTTGGATTAATAGTAAATCCATCACTACCATAGAATTGATTATAGACTTGGTTAATACTTGAAGGTGTTTCTTGTGCTAGATAATCAGGATCACCTAATATAACAACTTTGGCTTTAGCATATGCACCCGGATCATACAAGCTAGTCATATATGCATTTTGTGCTTCCATACCCACATCTAATTTACCTGTACTGTCTTGGTTTTGCTTTTTGTTTGGATATGTAGGTATATTTGCCCCACCACCTTGACTTGCTGGATCACCGTTAGGAGTTAATGCAACGTTAAAATAACTATTGTCCATTGTTTGTTCGTATGATATTATCTCACTATTTTTACCAGTGAACCAATATTCATATCGTTTATGCGGGCCATAATACTTGCTAGACTTTGTATAAGGTGATGAGGCTGCGGGTGTCTCATATGGTTGAATAACATATGTAATTTCATATGCGAAATCACCTACCTTAGTATCAAATCCTAATGTTTTAATTTCAGTACTCAAATTATACCATTTAATTGGTGGTATATCTTTCTTTGTAACAACTTCTGGACTGTTCGTATCAGGGTCAGGTTCTTCACTAGCAACAAATATAACTTTAAGCGCATCTTCCATATATGAACTTTGCTTAATAATATTATTAATAGCTTGAGGAATAGGTGTACCTTTATCAATTTGAATTAATCTTTTAGTAGTATCAGGTACCGATTTAACACTTGTCCCTTCAGTTACTTCATTTGAGTTATCTGCCCGACTCATTGGTTGTTTTTTTCTATCAGGGTCTGCTTTACTAACAAGACTTGCATTTTGTATGAGACTAGTATCACCTATAAATCTAACTTTATACACATTTGGTATTTCAACTGAACCTTGTGTTTTTAGTGTTTGTTGATTTTCATTTAATGTTTTTAGTAAACTAGTAATACCATCACCTTCACCATCTAATGCTTCTTTAACAGTTCCGGCAACAACTGGTACTTTATTGTCTGCTGTTCCTCTAGCAATACCCATTCCCACATTAGTAGATATGACACTAGCTGTTATATTATAAGTTGTAGCACCACCATTGATTTTAAACTTCATTGAGGTCAATACAATATCATAAAATCTTTCATATACACCACTAGCGTCCGGGCTAGTGTTAATAGTATCGTCTGCGAATACTTCACTTGCATTTGCTATGTTGCCATTTTTGTCATAACCCTGAAAACGTATACCTAAAACAAAAAATTGTCTGCTTGCGTTAGCCGATTTATCATAGTTTTTTAATTTACTATTTTTTCTTAATGCATCACTTGCTCTTTTTAGTTTAGTGATAAAAGAAAAGCCATATGGTTCATATATGTTGAACGATATTGCAGTAACGTTAGATGCTGATTGTGTGTTTTTTCCATTGACTGCTGTTTTAATTTTCAACTCATCTATATAATAATCTAATTCAAATCCGGGTGCTCGTTTACTTGTTTTGTTATTGATGCCACCAGATTGTGCGATTAAGAATGCACCACCGTTTGTTGATTGACCAGTGGCATCAGTCTGACTTAGTGCATTAATATTTTTTCTACCTGATAATTGAAAAGCATCATATGCATCGGGAGTAATCATATACAAACTTAATTGATATGTGTAACTACTAAAATTTCCTAAGGGGTTTTGTAATCTACTACCAGGCTTAGGTGACTTGCCAACACCTTTATCTACTACACTATTGCCTGCAGGTGTTTGTGCTTGACCTGTTGGTGATTTACCTGCAAAACTTTTATTGATAGTTTCTATTTCGTCACTACCAGTTGCAGTAGCATTGTTTTCCATTGCGGCAACTCTAGCGGCATAATCAATATCGTAACTAGTATCGTCACCTGCGGGAGTACCACCTAAATTATTTTTATCAGGCGTAGAAGATATTATATTACCTAGCTCATCTGTTTCAATTGCCATTTATATACCTAATACTTGTTTTAGTGTCGATGCTTCTGGTAGGTAAATACTTGTACCTGTAGTAAAATCAAAAAAAGGATCTGCTAGTGCATTGGGGTTTCTACTTGCAAATACCCACCACAATTTAGGATTAGCGTATAAGTCATATGCTAACATATCAGGGCGTAAATTATAGGTTGTTGTTATCTCCCAATATCTATCACTACCTAATTTAGGTATAGGTCTATCAACTAACGTATCTAAAAATCTATCATTTACTACCCCAGTAGCATAATATGGACTTGATGAAGGATATAAACTATTACTAGGCATTACCAGATACCTCCACCTGAACGTTTGCTTCCGCGCAATAGTGCACCGGTAGCGTATTCTTTGAGACTGAACTTGTTACTGATATCGTTTCTAGTAACGATTGGAATGCAAGTGATTTGCAATTGTAATTTTGTAGGTACATAAGTTGCTTCGGAATTAATTAATGAATTTTGTGTCGAAAAGTTTGGTAATTTTGGGGCTAAACCGCTCATTGAGGTGCGAACTACACTTGGTACAAAGCTATTTACTATGTTATTTTGTTGTGCTACATTTACACCCGGTTGATTTGTCTGACTACCTGCACGTATATAATCTACTTCAGTTGGTGTCGCATATGTAAAGTTAGTTACAACTAATGGATGAGCATCAAATGTATATGCACCAAACCCACTCAAATAACATAACGGAGGAGGTACACCATTATTGGGGTT